CGCTGAACGTATTAAAGAAGCACACAAGTCTGGTACTTACTATGAGATGCAAGCGGACGGTTCTATTAAAACTCACATTACTAAAGACAACTACTCAGTAGTACTTGGAGACGAGTCTGTAACAATCTCTGGTAAGGTAACTATTAATGTCGTTGGTGATGTGGATTTAACTGCGGGCGGTAATGTCTCTATCAATGCTAAAAACCTTAAACTGAACTCGTAATGGCATATCAGTTACCGTGCGATGGATCAACTTTACCTACTAAGGCTGGGTTCGTTAAGGTATATAATGATATTGCTATGATACCTAGTAAGTTAAAGGCATACATGGTTAGTTTGGACATTGAAGCAAAAATAGAAGAGAAGAGAAAGGAACTAGAACAGAATCCGGATCTATCACCCGAAGAGATAGAGAAACTACTATTAGAAGAAAGGGACAAGTACCTTAAACAGTTTGGTGGCATGGAAGATACCATCAAACAAATAGAGGAGTTCATCGATCTACAGTCAGAGATACTATCTCCTTATTGGAAGAAGGGTGAGATACGTAACTGGCAGAAAGAAGCTAACGACGCATGGTCGGAACTGATTGATGAGTATCACATATTCATTCCAGTTAAGATGCTTGATATGATATCGACTATCATCCCAGTAAGTTTCTCGGTATCCGTAATGGGTATCAGTGTCGACCTACTCAAGATATTGGAGAAGGATGAGCAAGAGCGTATCGAGAAAGAAATCACAGATGAGGTAGACAGGTATTATGCTATGGTACCCGAAGGATACCAGTACTATAAAGGTGAGTTCGGTATTGAGTGTGATGAGTGGAAGGGTAAACTTACTTGGGCATATTTTAAAAACGAGTTGATCAAGTGGTGTACCAATTTATTACAGTCTGCCTTCGGAGCATTGATCGACAATTTCAAGTCTATATGGGATACCTTGGGTCTACCTAGTCTACCTGTTCTATTAGAGTTTGATGTAGAGACATGGATACGTGATCAGATAGACGCATTCAAAGAACAAGCGAAAGGTGAACTGGACAGACTCAAAGCACAGTTAGATCAACTCAAAGAAGATTTAGAGACTTCAACTGATGATATTAAGAAACAGATAGATGATCAGATTGCTAAGATAAAAGAGGATATCGAAAACTTCACGGTCAATGGGTTCATTGTAAAGCAACTCCAAGGAGTGTCCTTGTTCGGTATGTCTCTTCTGGATATCATTGGGGGTGAGATCGATACCAATGTGGTAGTACCGGAAGACCAGATAAACGAAATGGTACGTGCCGCACGTGACTGGTTCGCACAGTGGCAGAAAGAACTGATCAACCTATGGATCAAGAAGATCAAGTCGTTCCTAGACGCAATCGGATTAGGTTCACTACTTGACTTCCTAACACTAACATTCTGTGATGTCCTTGGATTAATAGGTATCCCGACATCATTTGATTTAACGCTACCTGAATTACCTGAAATTGGAGAGGTCATACCTAATGGCATACAGTGAGAAGTTACTAGACCACTATGAGAACCCTAGGAACGTCGGAGTGATGGACGAGAAGTCTGTTAACGTCGGAACAGGTATGGTGGGTGCTCCAGCATGCGGTGATGTTATGCGACTACAGATACTAGTGAACGATGACGGTATCATAGAAGACGCGAAGTTCAAGACCTATGGTTGCGGATCAGCAATTGCATCTAGTTCGTTACTGACCGAATTGGTCAAGGGTAAACACTTAGATGATGCAATGCTAATAAAGAATACCGATCTTGCATTGGAGTTAGCATTACCTCCAGTGAAAATACATTGTTCGGTACTGGCAGAAGATGCTATTAAGACTGCCATTAGAGATATAAAAAGTAAAAGGAACCTATAGCTATAGGTATAAATAGTACTAAAAGAGATTAAGCACTATGTCAAATAGAAAGTTATCGATACAAGACGGTAACCTACAGGTCACTCCGATCACTACTACGATATCTCGTACGTATTCGGATATAGACTGTACGTTCGAAGCGTCTCCGGTTACAGGAATATACAAAAAGACAGATGCCGCTGCTGTTCGTCAATCAGTTAAGAACCTATTGATGACTAACCATGGCGAATTGCCTTTTAGACCTTATTACGGTGGTAACCTTAATGATCTTCTATTTTCTCTGTCTACGGATCTAGAAAGTAGTGATGTAGAAAGTAACGTACGTTTCGCTATAGAAAGGTATGAACCAAGAGCAAGAATACAAACTATTAGAAGTACCATTAGACCAGATTATAACTCTATGGACATATCGATAGTTTTTGAAGTTGTCAATACACAAAAAGTTGTTACGTTGAACGTTAATATTGCAAGGACTAGATAAATGGCTATACAGAATTCTGAGTTAGATTTTTTCCAAATCAAATCTCAACTACAAACGCACTTCGAACAACAAGAAGAATTTCGTGACTACGACTTCTCTGCGAGTGGACTCTCTAACATCCTAGATGTATTGGCGCATAATACGCACATCAATGCTCTGACCGCAAACATGGCGATCAACGAATCATTCTTGTCATCCTCTCAGTTACGTTCATCGGTGGTATCTCACGCAGAGTCATTAGGGTATGTACCTAAGTCTAGGGTAGCATCTACCGCACTCGTGTCACTATCTATTACTGACAACGCTGCTGGTGCCGCGTCTCTAACCATACCTTCGGGTACAGAGTTTAGTGCGTCGGTCGGCAACAATGTGTATTCCTTTACTACTCAAGAAAGGTGTATTGCTTCTAATGAGTCGGGTACATATGTTTTCAATACTCCTTCGGGGGAATCTACGATCACTTTAAAGGAAGGTGTTAAGAAGACAAAGACATTCATCGTAGACAAAGACTCTCTTGGTGCGGTGTATGTGATACCGGATGATACTTTGGACGTGTCCACTATAAGTGTTCGTGTATATGATAACTATCTATCAACAAGCTTCGAAACCTTCAGCGATATAAACACGGTTGCTACCGTGACCGATTCCTCAAGAGTATTCATCATACGTGAAACCCCTAAAGGTCAGTACGAGATATTCTTTAGTGACGGAAACATTCTGGGTGCTGCTCCATTAGCGAACAATAGAATCGAAGTAGAATATATTTCTTCTAGAGGTGCAAGTGCTAACGGTGCGATATCATTCTCTACCGCATTTACTCTAGATGATCCTAGTAAGAATATCACTGTAGGGTTGGTAGCAGGTTCGGCAGGTGGTGCAGAAAAGGAATCAATCAACTCGATTAAGTTGAATGCACCACGTGTGTTCACTACGCAGAACAGACTGGTTACCGCGAGTGACTATACCGCCCGTATATTAAGTGGGTACAGTTCTTACGTCGACGACGTTATTACATGGGGTGGTAATGAAAACGTACCTCCGCAGTACGGTAAAGTATTTATTAGCTTAAAATTTGCAGATGGTCTACCATCAGCTACTCAGGCCGTGGTTCAAGCGGATATTAAAGATCAGTTGATAGGTAACCTCTCTATCATGTCTATAGACACTGAGTTTGTTGCTCCAGCAGAAACGTTCGTGGAGTTGACCACGGTATTTAACATTGATCCTATCAAGAATCCTTTGACTACTCAAGCGTTACAGGGACAGGTAGATCGATACATCGTTCAGTACATGGCAGACACTACGACTAAGTTTGGTGCTATCTTCCGTAGGTCTAACCTATTAGCTAAGATAGACGAACTATCGAGCGCAGTGTTGAACTCTAAAATGTCGATTCGCGTACAACAACGTATCAACGTTTCAGAAGAAATTGCTAGCATAAATATTGTCAGACAGGGACTTCCTACTCCTCTATCTATTTTAGATTATCTAGAGAGAGAACATACAGTAAACTTCCCTTTCAAGTTAGCATCACCGGACAATGATGATCATTCAATCGCCTCGTCGATATTTAAGTCTAACGGACAGAACGTTTCTATCAAGAACAAATTAGGTAGCAATAAATTGCAACTAGTAGATATTAATGATGTAGTGAAGATACCTAACGTTGGTTCGTACGATGCAGACAAAGGTATAGTATATCTTAATGCAGTAAGGATTGATGAGAATGGATATACTGGTACAGGTATCAAGATATCTGCTGTCCCTGCTAACCAAAGTACACTTAACCCTCTACGTAACTATACTGTTACTTTAGACCAATCTCTGTCGTCGACGACAGGTTACGCTGATGCTGGAGCAACTAAGGTAATAGTATAATGTCAAATCTTATAAACGAACAATATAGATCTGATGTTAAGTTTAACCGCAATCAGGTCACTCAGGCATTACCGTCATTCTTTCAGGAAGAGTATCCTCAACTGGTATCCTTCTTAGAGAAGTATTACGAGTATTCCGGAGAAGACGGAACTGGTTCAGTAATTGATCAGATCCACGATTTGTTTGATATAAGAAATATATCATCTACAGAGATTAAGCACTTAGACAGTCTGATAGGAGAGATCAGTGACGGATTAGAAACGTCATCATTCTACCAGAGCCCTAGATTGATGGCAAGACTTCTCGCTGAGATGTATCGCGGTAAGGGTACCGAAAGATCAATCGAACAGTTTTTTAAAGCATTCTACAATGAAGACGTTGAAGTAATTTATCCTAAGAGAAGCATCTTCAAGTTGAATGATAGATTAGGGGGTTCCTTCATAGGGCCCAAGTCTTCACATTTTATTCAAGACAATAAGAAGTACCAGATATTTTCAGTTCTTTTGAAAACAGGTCTGTCTTTCATTGATTATGAAACACTATATACTAAGCTAATACATCCAGCTGGATTCCATCTTGCTGCTGAAACTCAGACCCAAGGTTCTGCTGACCTAGGGTTGGACGCAGGGGATGTGACAGATCCATTAGAAGTACCTAATTATGCAATCGAACTTCAAACTACTCAACTAGGTACTCATGTTCAAGCAACTTACTCTCTACTTACTATGGAAGAGAATGACGCGATTGATGCACGTACACAGAATGAGAAAGATACTGGCACAGGTATCATCGTAAGTTCTCTTGAGACGTTAGACCGATATGAAACACAAACACTACAGCAGTTGGTAGATGATTTTGTCACAGTCGCAGATTGGGCTGGGGTAAGACCACCAACACTAGATGATGAAGGGTTAGATCTATCTCAAGAATACGAAACCTTAGACGGTGCAGACTAAAATAACGGAACCTCTCAATGTCAAGACAAATTTTAAATACTGGTGGATCGGCAAACGACGGATCGGGTGATACTCTCCGGATCGCCAGCGAAAAAATAAATTCTAACTTCAACGAACTATTCGCAGTAGCAGCACTACCTTCTGGTGAGGGTGGTGTAACTTTAGCGTTCGTCTCTAATTACATAGACACTTCTGTTACTAATATCTTAGGTGGAATCGATCTCAGTGACGTTGCTACAAACGCTACAGATATAACATCATTAGACGCTCGTGTTACTCAACACGATACTATACTAATTGACTTAAACGCGTCAACCACAGATCTTACTCAAGATATTGCTGACATCAACAACCTGATTGCAAACACCGCAGGGCCTATAGGCCCACAGGGTGTGATCGGGCCAGGCGGGCCTATAGGTGGTCAAGGTATTTTAGGGCCTCAGGGAGTTCAAGGTGGGCAAGGTGTTTTAGGGCCGCAGGGAATTCAAGGAATACAAGGTAATCCAGGCGAGACAGGGCCTCAAGGCGATATCGGTGCTCAAGGTATAACTGGTCTCCAAGGTAATCCAGGCGAGTGGGGCCCC